AGATTTACCGGAAGCCATATCCTCTAATACTGTTACTAGAGCGTCGATTCTAGAATACAAATCTCCACCTACTGAAACTGCCGCAGCAGTTACTTTAGCTGATTCATTGAGTTCTTCAATCGCCTTGCTCTGCGCCCCCATTCTATCGAAGGCGTTTTTCATGAAATTTAAATTCAAGTTTTAGAGAAATATTTTTTAAGTATGTGGTGTGCTGATCGTTAGACCAGCACACCGTCTCTCATACTATATATCTTTACAATTTCGGCATCTTAAACGAAGGTGCTTTCATTGATGGAACTTTGGGCATCTTAGGAGAGGACTGCGATCTCATAGCGGCCGATTGTTTCTCCTGTTGTTCTTGTTGTTCCGATGTTTGTTTATTCTTAGCCTTAATGTACTCTTGAAGATTTTGAACATAATACCAATATTCATAGTAGTACATTTCTTCAATCTCCGAGGGCTGCATTCTAAGATGTATACCCAGGTAGAACTTAGTCTTAAAGTAGTTCTGCAGAGAGATCTGAAATAATGAAAAGACTTTTGATGCCACCTGGGAAGTCAAGAGGGGCCGTTGCGATCTCCCCATCGATTTCTGTTTCAAGTGTTGTTTGTACACCAATTCTCATTTTTTCTGCTAATCTATAAACGATCATGTATTTTCTATCATCCCAACCTTTATAATCAACTTCTAATTGAAATATCTTAGGAAGTGATAAAGATCTCCAATCACCAACAATATATGGTAAAACTTGAATAAATGCTTTATCCATTTCGATCTCTTTTTCTTGACGATCTTTTAAGTAAGCAGTTACTTCTTCCATTACACCAATTGTAGGTGGTTTCATTCTGATTTCACCAGCTGATCTAGTTTGGATTGTGTAGATTCTTTCTCCAGAATTGTAATATTTTTCAATTTCTGGTTCAATCACAGTAGGTACTAAGTTTTTAGTTGCTAATTCAATTTCAACTGTCTTTTTACCTTTTTTAGTTTTACCCTTTAGGATTAACTTATTTTCAGGTTCTGGGAAAGTTAAGTCTCTAATACTCAAAAGAAGTACAATTCTGTCTTCTTCTAAAATATCTTTGTAAGATAATCTTCTATCACCTGACATGATTTTAGCACAAGATTCTACAATAGCGTTTAGCTTTTCTTCCATGTCGATATAATTGTTATCGTCCATTGTAGAGAAATGTCTAATCTCTGCTGCCTTTGCAGATCTAATCTTAATAATAGTATCTGCTGGATAGAATTTACCCTTTGAAGGCAAATTATCTAAATTCTCAACATGCCATCCTAATAGATCATCAGAAGGTGCAGCTTTTGGTGGGTTAAATGAACCCATATTAACTTTACCTAATCCTTGACTATCGATTACGGCTTCCATGTTAGAAACTTCTTCTGTGTTTTCTGGAACAGAAGATTGATTAATAGCGTCCTTTGACTCTAGAGCCCTTTTAGCCGCTTCTTCTTTTTTGTTTAATTCGTCACTCATATTATTTGTCTTTTAGGTTTTTAAGTGTTTGTTTTAAAATTGATTTTTGATCGGGTGTTTTTAAAGATAACTCTTTTTGAATAAGATCTCGTATCCATGCACTTACTGATACTGGGCGAGTTTCTGTTTCTAATGCTTCATTTAAAATAACCCGATTAACCTCTCGTACTTCGGCTTCTGTTAGAAGCACTTGGAGTTTTTTGGTTAATTTATTGTTATTCATAATATTTTGATATGTTAATAATATAATATATTTTCTGTGCAAAATAAAAGGAGAAGATACAGAAGCATCCTCTCCTTTAAATTTATCTTAGTTTAGTTCTTCAGCCCAAACATCAGCTCTCCAAGTGATCTCTAATGTTTGTGGATCAGCAGTTTCATAGTTTAATTCACCTGTGAAACCAACTCCAGAAGTAATGAAACAATCATCAAGTGTTACCTTTCTGTAAATATCTCCTTCTCTGTTGAATTGTACGATTACAATTGTACCTACGTAATTCTTTTTAAGACCCATTTCACCAGTTTCTGGATTATATTGAGATCTGTACCATTGTCTTATAGTCTTGTATAAGTAAGCTTGGTTAGAATCGTTTAGGTTTAATGTAAAGTTAACTGTTACGTCAATCGCAGTTCCGTCAGGCATACCAGCAAATGATCTGGTAGCAAACTTGTACTTTTGTTCAACCGCAGCTACTTCCCTGTGTAGAGTGTCAAGTCCTGAGATAGAGTTAATGTGCTGTAATAACATTCCTTGTCCTGTTACACCGTCTGGTGGTAAGATTGTTACTTCGAACAGGTTAGCCTGTACAGCTTCAAAATTTCTACCTTTCTTTTGAGTTTGATCCTCTGAATAATGTGGTAAAGCCATAATTTTTATCTTTGTTTATTTTATATATCTAGTTTTCTTATGCAAAGTTACCTGTTGCGATTTCTCCTGTATTCAAGATTGTTACTCTCGATACTAAGATTTCAAGACCTTTAACTGGCTCAACGTAAGTATCTAAAATACCCATGTTGTTGTCAATAACTTCGTTAGTGTTGTTAGTTCCGTCCATGATGTTTCTGTAATCGTAAACACCTTGATCTTTCTTAACTGACTCCATAAAGTTGTCTGCTAAAGTTTTAATCTCTAATCTAGTTTGAGCAGTATTAAACTCGAACAAGTAGTTCTTCAATATCTCAGCTAAACCATCTTCGATGTAGATCATTGCTTCTCTAACGTGTGCAGAAGATAATGCTGATTGAATTCCTTGTTGTGCAGTTTTGTTACCTTTGATTGTAAGACCAACGCCTCTTTCGAATACGATTGGGTTGTAACCAAATGGCTCAAGTACATCTCTGTCATTCTTATCGAATGCAAATTCAACACTTTGTACACCTGTACCACCAACAACACCTCTTCTTGGTCCTGCGATGATTGACCATGGTAAAGCACTTGTATACTTATCAATGTAGTTGTTAGATACGTAACCTGCTGGTGGAATTACCAACGTTTTACCGTTCTCAAGTACATTTAAACCAGGACCATAGTAGAATCCGTAGTTAGCACCTTCGTTGATTGAAGGTAGTGTATACAATAATGATGGATTTAAATCTAAATTACCACCAGTTGCTATCGTGTTAACATCAAATGCTCCAGATAAAGTATTTAAGAATGAAGGATTTGTTGATTTCTTCAATTCTTTTACCATTGGTGCATTTAGGATAGCTGATGCGTTTTGTCTTTCTTTACAAAGAAGTGTTAATTCTTCTTTATTTAAGATAGTACCATCTTCTAATGATCCAAAAGTATCAACAACATATCTAAATGTAATGTTATCTTTGTCTACTAATGCATTACCTAAACCAGTACCTGGCTTAATTGCTGCCATTAATTCTGCAATTTTCTTAGGCGTATGTGTTGCGCCATTTAATGGGAACATTGTATAAAGTTCAGTAGATTCTTCGTATCTCTTAAGAGCATGTCCAGGTCTTTCGTTCTCAACATCTCTATGAACTTGGAATTCATATTTAGTAGTTGTACCATCTACAACTTTTACTTTTCTTTGAATTTTAGCTAAGTTTCCGCTTTTAGTAGGAATGTACATTCCAACCTTAACGTCTGCCCAGTTAAATGGATCTAGTTCTGTACCAGTGTAAGAGTAAATAATTTTACCTGCACCCATATCATCAAAGCTCCATCCTGAACCAACGTTTGGTAATAATACCGCTCTGTCGTTAGGATCAACCACAGATACTAATGCCGTTTCGGTTGCTTTTCTAACTGAAGCTTGTAATGTAGTAATACCTGTTAAGCCGTTGAAAGATGCAGAGAATGCTTCTCCACCTGCAGGTGCGATTCTAATTTGATCTCCGTCTTGACCATAATTAACATCAACTGCTGAAATAGCAACAAATTCACCATTAGATGCACTTGGTAAGAAGTTTCCTTCTAATACTTGACCTTGTGTCCATGCGTTACTTGATATGATAAGAGAACCATCAACATCAACTGTAATATCTACGCCTGTTACCCATGTAGCCGGTGCAACATTTGCAGCGTCACTGTCATATGCTTCATATTCAACTTTGTCAAAAGTACCTTCTTCAGTTTTAATAGTAGAACCTATAATGTTGCCAGATCCGTCTACTCTGTTTTCAACAGATGAGATTTGTAACCATTCTCCTGAAACTGATGAGTTTAAGAATTTACCAGGTACAACTGGAGTTGATAATAGTGCTAAATCTGCAGCAGATAAATCAGCTACTTCTAATTCATTACCATCAACAATCATTACTTTACCAAATTCAACGTCATCTGATGTTACAGTTTGGTCAACTCTGTGTGAAAGTACTTGATAATCTTGGTAGATATTAAAGTTTTTACCTACTAGATCGATTCTTTCTAATGCTTCTTCATTAATTGCACAGAATAAACCAGTTCTTCTAGCTTCAAGATTAATTAAAGTCTCAATGTATAATTGACGACCTTCATTATCCATAAAGTCAGGAATAAGTGATCCAGTGTATTGTGCTAATAAAGTAACTTCTCTTAGTGCAGCAAATTTTGAAAGCTCAGATCTTTTAAGACCGCTTTGTTCAAACATTTCACCATATGTTGGGTCATTGTTTAATGTAGCTGCATCAAACTTACCTTTGAAGATCATTACATCTACCATGTAGTCAGATACGTATTCTAATTCTTCGATTCCTTCTGGAATGTTAGCTTCTCCGTACCATTCTCTTGCTGTTAAGTTAAAACCTTCAGTGTTAGCAGCTTGTCTGATAATGATAGTAATAGGATCTTGCTTGATATTTACAAATGAAATTGCGTTATCAGAAGTCTCTTCTTCATTATTTGCAGCAGCTAATAATTTATAGTCAGCTGGATTCCAGAATTTATCTGTATCGAAAACTGCACTATATTGTGCTTCTAAGTTTATTGCCGTTCCACCTTCTTGACCAGAATTAGTTGAAGGAGATACAATTGCTACTTTGTCAGCTGCGTCTGCTTCAGTTAAGTTTAATGCCAAGATTGGGCCTCTTGATAGAGTTTCGATTGCAGATCTGTGGAAAAACATTCCTTTCTTTTCTAAAGACTTATCTACACCGCCAAAAACTTGTGTGAACTGTTCAACATCTTCGATGAATACTGGAGTATTGTAAGGACCTTTTTTAGATCTACCTACAACTAATCTAATAGTTTCAGCTGGAATGTTAACAGTCTGTGATTTGTCAAACTCTAGACGATATACGCCTGAGCTTTTGAACTGTTGTAATTGAGGACTTAATGCCATAATTTTTCTAGTTTATTTTTTTGTTCTTTTATTATATATCCGTTTCCGTTTAGTAAATTTATTTAAGCAGATCATAAATGTCAAACTGTAAATCCCCTTGCTCAGAGTTATCTTTAAATAAGATCCTTTCCATTGCATCGTGGACATCAGGGTCAATGACATCTAAGAGTTCCTCAATATAATCTGCATAGTCTGTAGTATTAAAAAATTCTGTTCCAGTAATCGCTGTCATAATGGTATCGTCATTTCCCATTTGAGCTCCGTAACTTCCATTTCTTAATGTACCAAACAAACTAGCTTCTACTATCGTTGATTCATCTGTCAAATCTAATCTATTTATCTTGTATAATTTTGCAAAATTCTGACAAAATATTGCTTTATTATCTGTTTTTAATTTTATTCCTGGTTTTAGTGTTTTACTATCATGCCTGTGTTTAAATCTAACAATCATCTCTTCATCAAAATCGTTTCTTTGCGGAAACACAGTTCCTAAGTATTGGAAAAGTACAGTACCATATGTGTTGTATTCTACTACCATCTTAACATTCTCTGGATTGAAAATATCAACACTTAGCGTATATAGTATTTTAGCAAAATCTTCAATAACGTGTTCGTTAGACCTAAAGACTGCAACTTGTTTAAATTTAAAGAAATCATACATCGCTCCAGGATTTACAACGTTTTGTATTTCTTGTTCATTCATGTGATCTATTTTAAAAATATTAATCACCGAATAATCCCCTCCATTTCCTTCTGCTATATCTACTGAAAATAACCAAAAATTACCACCATCTTTACATGTTTCAATATCAAAGTCAGGGTCCCATGTTAAATAGTCTTTTACATCAATACTAATGTAATCAAATTGATCAAACTCGTTATGAATATATTTTTTCATACGCTTACGCATTTTCTTCATATCGACAGGATCTAAAAGAAGGTTTGAAGACGAAACAAATTCATTTCCATATTGTTTATTAAATGCTTCAATAGTACCTAAATTTGCCAGCTCTCTTTCATACCAAGCGTCATCTCTGTCGGGGTGTTCCCACCAATCAATACGCATTGCATGGTATTCGTTATCACCTCGTTCTGCAGCGGCATAAATATTATAAAATTTATTAAATCCGTTTGGTGTAGAAGTAATAGTAATTCTAGAAACTTTAGAAGACGATAGCGTTGGATATACATTTTCATAAAAAGTATCGGCTATCGATGGGTGAATGTGGGCAAACTCATCTAAGTATAGGTTGTGAATTGTAAAACCAATACCTGATTTTGCTGTAGTTGATTGTCCTATTAATCGACAACCATTATCACATCTCACATTCATCACGTCATATTTGATAATACCAGGCTTCATGAAGAATGGTAAATTTTCAACTACAACTTTTGCTTTATCTATAATTTCCTTTGTTGAGTCAGATTTATTAGCTAATAAAAGTGTATTTTTGTCTGTGTTAAAAGTAACATACCACGCATTAAATATTGATGCAGTTACTGTTTTACCCATTTGTCGAGATGCAAGAACAATGTTAAATCTTTCATTTTGAAAGTTTCTCAACATTCTTTTTTGATATTCTCTAAGTTTTACTTGTTGAATACCATCATCTGTCATTACTACTGCATATTTTTCTGCAAAGTAAACGATGTCTTGAGCACATCTAGCTAATTCAGTAATTTCTTCATCTGTGTATTCAAATACAATATTACCTTTACGTAGAAACTGTTTACCTTCATAAAATGGCATTGCAACCTTTGGCCTGTACCCTTGATCAAGTGCAAGCATAAGATCGTCTACTTGTTTAGTAGACCAAACAATCCTATCAGAAGCTGCTTGTGCAGTGTCTTCTTTTGGTATCCATTTATTGTCTCCTACGTAATCGCTCATTATTCTTCGTCAGACTCTTCTATATCGACGTCTTCTATATCTTCTTCTTTTGTTTGATTAATACCTGCTTGAATTGCAGCCATTAGATCTTTTGTACCCCTTTGTACATTTCTTTCTGATGAATCTCCACCGGCTGCTTCAATTTCTGCAACATCATCTCTTTTTCTATAAATCTCAATATCTCTGGCTATTCTTTTAGTAGATTCTTCTGCAGCCATTAAATACATGGTCTGAGATTTAATAATATCTAACATTGATTTCTGTAGAGTTGCAAGTACTTCGAACATTCTTGGTGCCAATTCTCCAGAATCTATAGTTTCTAATAGTGTTGTAAGTGCTCTTTCGCCTGCCTGTAGTTGATAGATCAATGACGACATTGTCATTTCATCCATTTTCTTTTTTGCTTGAATATATTCGTCCTTTTCAATAATATCTGCATCGAGATAAAATTTCATCAGGGACGTAATAGTTTTTGTTGCTTTTTTAGCAGCACTTGATTTTAATTCGGTATAATTTACAGGAGCTAAACTAGTTTCTCTCTGTATCATTGGTAAATCGGTCGGATCTGTTTCTAC